TCTCTTCGTGAATACAAAAACAGAAATACTACTAAAGTTGGTAAAATCCTTACAGAAGCCGATGCAAAAATTATGCAAAGAAATTGTGTTGTTTATCTACTAAATAAAACTATTGACAAGTAGCGAAAATTTAACTGGCGTAAGGATTGCCGCCCTCGAACATATTCAGCGTTGCAAGATCAAGAACCCATTCTCTATTTTCAACATCTTTACTGAAAACAGCATCAGGCATTTTCTTGACCCAACCCTCACCGGACATCAGGATTGTTGATGTTCCAATTTCCTTAACTAAAACAGGAACGACCCCGGCGTTTGAAACCTCATCCGTGAGCGCAATCGCTGACAGAATATCATTTGACATTGACGTTTGTTGCAACGTCAAAGATAGCGAGCCGGATCTATTGTTCGATTTCGCTCTTGAAACCTCTCCATCCGCGCCTGTCACTTTTGCGAAAATATCTTCGTCCCGTGCTACTGTCACAAATGTTCCATCAGCGAATCCGCTCATCGGGAATCCGCCGATTGAAATAATGACGTTTGCCGGATCGTATGTGTGAACTGACATAATCTATACTCCTTTTATACTGTTACAATTCCAGCAATCGTAACATGATGAATCGCTCCGGCGAGCGTAGCTTGGAACGTTACGGAGGGAAGATTGCGAGCGATTTTATTCGCACTTGAAACATCAGCAGCTAACGGAACTGTGACCGTATAAGCCGGTGTCTCGGCAATCAAACCTTTAGCTATACCTAAATCAAGTATCGCACGTACATCGGCTTCAACGACGGCTATACCTGCATCAGTGAACGGAATCTTTGGACTATTGACAAGATGACCGAATATCTTCTCCATCATACGAGCTTGCAGCCAGTCAGTCCCACGTATAATGTCAATATATTCACCGGAGGCAACCTTGCCCTCTTCGGTCATAGAAACACCGCCAACCGCGTGATAAATATTAGCCTTTACAAGAGCATTCGTGCGTTGTGCTGAAGTCAGAATAGTTGCGACTTCACCAGTGATCGTCTTAAACATCCACGTTGCCGAACCGGGATCCGTGGGAAGCATCTTTCCGTACCACCCCATCTCAAAGAATTTCGTTGCGGCGTCGGCTCTAAAGGTTGGTCTAACTGTACGGTCATAATTCAATGCTTTAAGCTGTCCGGCAATATCAGCAGTTCCAGTTCCAAGAATATCTGTGTCGGAGGATGCAAGCGCAAATAGCTTCTTCTGCGTTTCAATCCACGCTGCCACAAGTAGTATATTAGCGTCTGTGCGGCTTTCGATTGCCAGTGCATACCAATCATCAGACTCCTCTACAATCTTGTTCAGGGCTTGCGTGTAGCTTTCACCGTCGATCCTGGCAACGACCAGCGTAGCTTGAGATGCACCGAGCGTTATCGCCTCATCGGTAACTACAATATCAGTTGCAGCAATAGCAGTAATTGTCAGAGTGTTGTCCTTACCGGTTGCTCCAACATCGGATGCAACGCAAGATGTTACGGATGGCAATGCCAGAATAATTCCAGCAATCGCCGCCATTGTAGTATCGTTATCCGTGTCGAATGTCAATCCTGATCCCGCAAGTGCAACACCGTTAATATCCGCTCCGAAGACGTTAGAATCAATCAACGCGGCATCGAGTGTAATTGTAACTACATCGACGAGAGCCGAATTCTTGCGACCTATTGCAACGCTTGAAGGCGCGATAGGCTGTGCGAAACATTCACCCGCGGCAATGTATTCCGGATCGGTTTCAGCGAAATCAACAGCAACTTCAGTCAATGACCCATAGAACTTGATGCGAGCTGATGCTGTTCGTGAAATTGTTGATTCAGCTTCAGAACCCGGAACTGTATTAACCACAACAGCAGAGTTGACAATAACAGGAAGATCAACTTTGCCAGTTACTGTAATTATGTGTTTACTGGGCGCGGTCCCGGATATGACGGCTGTTTCGACATTCGCAACTGACTGAATTGCATCCGCAATCAACTGTAAAGTCGTATCGTTATCTACGCTGAACAGAACGCCGGAGAGTGCAGTGCCATTCAGCGTAACAGTTGTAGTATCATTCGCAACCAGATCGGCATCGAACGTAACTACAACGACATCCTTTGTTGGCAGTTTGTCAGACTCGCCGAGAAACATAGGGACTCCGAATCCCGCTTTTGAAACGCTCTGCGTTTCTCGTGAAATCGTTACCTCTACAATATCAGAAATCGGCATGAGTACCTCTATATTTGTTTAACTTTTTTCTTATTGTCATTATTTATCTTTCCAAAGAGCCACTATAACAGATACAATTACTGGTATAACAGCATTTAGAATAGGTTTTGCAGCAGGCTTAAGCCAAAATGGTAATGGCATTAAAGCAATAAGAACCTTAATAAGCCCATGCCTTTTAACCAAGTACATAATTATTTGACTAACTGCTCGACGTTTCTCAATCCCACTAACATTAAGAAGTTTCTCGGCAAGTTGACTTAGAGACTTAATCAAGTTTAAAAGCTCTTTGAACTTAAACTCACCAGTGAAAATATCCTTAACATCTTCTTCTACAACTTTATACAACTGAGCTGCGTTAGGGTTCTTAAATCCCATTATTTACTCCATGTGTTTCAACCTGTAAGGATTACTTACAGGTTCAATTTCCTGTTTCCATGAGTAACTCTATCAATGAGTTACCTACCAAGTACTCATTTTTTTTCCGCTTTGGCATCAATATAACCAGTTAATTGTCCTATCTGGACAGCATTCCCGTTAACCAATGTCAGAATCGTTTCTACCTTATCATCGAATTTCTTATCAAGATTATCAACACTGTCTTGGCTTGCACGTCCACCATGAAATGTAAAGAACGCAATAGTTATGATAACGCAAATTGTTCCGAGCCACTTTTCAAAGAACTTTTTCATCAGACATCCTCCCTCTGACTTTGGTAGTATCCTTCACCTTTAAGCTCATCGACACGCTTCTGGAGTTCCGCTTCTGTGTCGAACCAGTCAATCTGATGATTGTTTGACAAGGTATTCTGTAAACAACCGTATGTCAGGATAGTTGTTTTCGCTTTATCTGTGTAGATTATGTAGTATTTCAATCTGCAGCTCCTCCATCAGTAATGACACAACCGTCTATAACCCACTGAGCTTTAGCCTTTGCAGCAGCGGATTGAAGTATTTTATATCCATCCGTATCTGACATTATATTTACACTAATAGACAGTGTAGTAGCGTTATCGACACCCTCAACAAGAGCCCATGCACCAGTTGTTGTATTCCAAACTGCATCACCAATCTGAACATTTAATCCTGTAATTGTAAAATCTTGACCACTATCAACTAACTTATCAGCCGTTGTAGCTGTTGCTGCGCTTGTTACTAAAGTAGTTCCCGTGAACGTGGCATCCCCAAAGTGTGCTGCCATAGCTCCTACATAATGCGCTCCTACAGCTCCCCATGATTCAAGCATAGATGTATAGTTTGCTGTTGAAAGTGCGTTTGAACTTAGGAACATCTCTACCATATTGTAGACACTTGAAATATCTAAAGGACTAAGGTCTTGATTAAAAACATTACAATATCTCAAGAACGCTCTCATAATTATAGCACTTGAAACATCCCAACCAGCAGCATTACCAATGTTAGTCATTTTTCTACACTCATTGAAACAATAGTATAAATAGGTAGCGCTTACTGTTGGAGCATCAGAAGCAGTGACCTCAAGCTCAACACACCCGTGAAATATTTGTGAAGCCGAAAGATCAAAGCAACCCCACTGGGAAATGAAGGTAAGTTTAATTTTATCACCAGCGGCAGAAAAAGCCCACCCTTTAAGTGTGCCGACAATCTTTATAGTCTTCGTGCCTGTTGTGGCGTACTCATGCGACTTGTCAACTTGATCATAAGCAGTAATATGGCTATAACTGCCGTCACCCCAATTAACATGAATGTCAACTGGATTCGCTGACAGAGGAAGGACTATCGTCTTGGTTGCAGAGCTCGTATCATCAGCATTCTCTGTCTCCCACTCTGAGATGAAAGCATTAGCTCCGTTATAGTTGGTTCTCGCACCGAAAGGCACTACGCCAAACGGTTTCACCCCGTATCTATGTGTTGCGTAACCTAACATTATCTTACAATCACTTTACCGATTATTTTACCCGCGCCACCCGCACCATTTGCAAAGTTCAATCTGAATCCATCGCCAGGAAGTGGATTATCTCCAGCATTAGCAGAAGCTTCAACTTCCGTATTCAACGACCATTGAGCTGTATTTCCTACCGTCGAAATATCAAGAGCCGCCTCAAGCGTTATCGCTGCGCTGTTTGCCGGAACCGTCCAAACTTCAACATCAGCAGTTCTGACAATCACTGCAACAGCTTCAGATCCAGGAGCGACAGTATTTGTAACTATTACTGAGTTGATAATAACATCAAGCTCAGGTTTCGCTGTTACTGTGATAACGTGGTTATTTGGAGGAGTTCCAGAAACCGCAACAGCCTCGACGTTTGCATGAACAAGAATCGCAGCGGCAACTTTAGCGACCATTGTATCATTATCAGTATCCCAAACTACATTTGCGAGCGCAACGCCGTTAATCGTAACTACTACATCATCATTAGCGACAAGATCAATATCAAACGTGCTAACAATGCTGTCCTTCAAATCAAGAACAAGAGACTGAATAGTTGCTGTTAAAGCGTTAATGCCATTTGCTGTTTTTTCTGTTGTTTCAATAGCGAGTGTGAAAAACCCGTCCATTATTAACGCGCGGGTGTCAATATCGACATTGACATTACCAGCATCAGGCACGGTTGTTTCAGCAATCGGAATAACCTGGCGAACTAATCCGGTTTGAACAGTGAATCCCGAAGCGTCAACTGGAACTGTCGCTCCAGAAGCGTCAACAGCGATTGCAGCTACGTTAGTAATTTCCGTCTGAACATTTCCCGAAGCATCAACGCCGATAAACTCAGTCCGATTATTAACGAAATCGAAACCGAGTACCATCATTCCGGCTTTTTGGAGAACAGCCGTTAGGCTTTCATGCCATTGCCGTAAAACTTTTCTTAAATCCATTTATGACTCCCTTTAAGCCGAATCTTCGTTTTACTCATTGAGGTTAATGCCTTCAATCACTCCCTCATCTTCAGTTGCTAAAGCCTCAGCAACCGTATCAAATGGTGAAACAATCCTACATATCACATCAAGATTCGCACGCTCCTCGTAATCAGCCTCTATCAAGCCAGTCAGATCATTAACATTGTCAGAACGTATAAGTGCAACACCATTTCCTTCAGCAAACTCAGTTCTAATCGATGGCATTTCAAGCTTACTTTGAATATTTATCAGTTCCTGTAATGCACCGGTTCCGAACGCCTGAATTGATAATGTGAATTCCCGATTGCCTTTTATAATCGTAGCTCCGTCAATCTCACCAGGAGTTTCTACGTCATCAGGCTCGCCAATCTCATCCCTGCCTATCCGAATGAACGGTCCTATCAATAATGTTATGTAATTAGTTGACGGTCGAGGCGAGTTCTGATTCGCCCATATAATCTCAAACGATGTAATAGCGTCAAACGATGTGTATAATTTGGATTTAAGTGTTGATATTGTAATCATTACGACACCTGTTTTTTAGAAGCAACCGCTTTGTAATGATTGTAAATTCCGTTCTGCCAGGGTTCAACTTGAATAATCTCAAAGTCGTTTCCGTCGATAACAACAATGTCAGGATTAAGCTGACCATTAACATCAACCGACATCAACTGAGTTGAAGTATAAATCAAATAAGTTTCGCGGTCACGCCGTCCTTCGGGGAGTGAAAGCATATCTTTTCCCACTAACGGTTGAAGCGAACCATAAAACGTAAATGCTGTTTCCGATCCCGCAACCCATACTCCGTTGACATAAGCTCCGGCAGCTTTTCGAGAAGCGGATCTTGATTTTCTAAATGGACTACTCAATGACGTGTACCTGATGTCGGATCGACGCTCGAAGCTGTCCTGTGTCCATAAGCGGATTGCTTGAGCCTTTTGCTTTTATTGTAGATGCTGCATTCGGAGGCGTTCGCAAGTTCTTGATCTTTTTCTTAATCTCACCGCCAAGATCCGTACCGATCTTTTTAAGCTGTCGTCTTACAGTCGTTTTGCCAGAGGTAATATCTCTTATAGCTTTTGCCTTCAATGCAATTAAATGCTGTTTTTGCTCGTCAGTCGTTGACCGGATAAATGACCGCTCTGGAACTCCAACTGTCGAAAAGCCAGAACGAGACCCTGACGGTGTTGAAACTCCAAACTCATTAGCAACAGCAATCGTGACCATGCTTGTTGTCTTAGTCGGTTGACTGCCTTTACTTGAGGGCTTGTGCATTTCACCCTCTTGCACACCGACTTTAACATAAGATTTGTCAGTGCGTTTTAACTCCCGTATAATCTTATTCCAGCCACGATCTTTAACTATTAAACCAGACTTAAAAGGCATATCCGCCTCGCATCCGGGTTGACATACTGCCACCTGTGCATTGCCGCGCTAAAGCCAGAAATGCGGCTCCCCAGCTCGTCTGTTTCAACTCGTCATCAGACATTTTAGCTGCGAAACGAATTTCAAGCGCACCTTCTTTAAGCCAAACAGCTTTACCGCCAGATCCCGATCTGCCTATCATTGTATATATGTGCAGTATCATATATGCAATGGCGTAATTATATTTAGTTCCAAAAACAGATTCGGAAACCCGGATCTCAGCAATAGCTTGTATGACAGTAAACTGAGATCCGGATACTATTTCAGGATTGAGCGCCTGAACTATTTCTAATACAGTGCTCAATTTATTCTGCGTCCGTGTCAGTATCTTCGACGGTCAAGAAAGCAATCCGAGACTTGATAGCCTTTCGTACAGTGTTATCCTTCTGGCTTTCAAGCATCCCCTCAAGCTCTTCAATGACCGAACAACCCTTAACTATCCTAATGGCTGTCTTTCGTGATACAAGCGGTTTCTGCTGTGGTTTCGGAGCATCCTGAGTTACTACATCTTCAGCAACTTTCGCATATTCAGGACGTTCCAGAATACGCATATCGCCGCTTACGATAGCGCCCTTAAATTGACGAGTTTCCATCAATAGAAGAGCATCCTTATCAGTGACTTTAGTTTCACCCGGTTTGAACTGAACTCCACCAACACAGATTATATTAGGTTTAATACGTTCCACCCTCAGCATATTAAATTCCTTCCGTGATTGAGCAGGCAAGAGGTTCGCGCCAGATAGCGCCACCAAATTTTGCCTTGCAGTTAATAATGAATTCCAGGTTCCGCGCTTCAGCGGGAAGCTGGTTAAACATTTCAGGAACCTCAAGCTCCACGACATCAGGATCACGCTTGTAAACTACCATGATGCTTGTACTATCAACAGCTCCACCAATTACAGCATCATGACCTTCACCGACTAAATCATTACACTGATTAACAGGTTCGATGGTTGTTATTTCAGGATGATTCCGCTTGAAATATTCAAGAATTGTCATGTCAGAAGTTGCTGACCGCGCACGCGAATTGATTTGGGCATACTGAACGAGAGGCAGTAGCATCGTGTTAGCTTGATGAATGCCTTTCGTTGCATACCAAACCTGATTAACAGCGTTGTTCATGTCCTGAAGAATCTCATCCGGAGTCTTCGTCGGAACACCGAGCGCGGTACACCAGCGAGTGTCCGTACCTGTAACGACAGCATCGGCAGCGAGTATATGATTAACATTCGCATTATAGAAAAATCCGGGAATGTTAGCCGGTATATCACCGAACCATGCCAGACGTTCAAACGCCTGTTCGATTGCCATACGAGCTGCATTCGCTTTTTTGGACTCCAGAGGAATCCCTGCATACTGCGCTGATTGAATGTCGTCGATTGAATAACCATACGCATCGCCAAGTGTGCGAATAGTTGCGTGAAACTCTTCACCAGTTACATCGACACGAGGCAAATCGTCAGCATAGTTAGCAATCAGCTTTGCTACACCAATAGCGTCGTACATACGCCAGGTGACATATTTCGCACCCGCCGGAGTTTCGGTCGTAACCGGAATCAAGCGAAGTGCTTTGAGTTCAGGATATTTCTTCTCATAAACTTTCGACTTGATATGTTCAAGCTGACGGGAGAAGAATATCGACTCGTGAGCGTCCAGATGGACGGATTTTATTGTTTGCATTTTGTTATCTCCTTATGGCAGGTTAATTTCGACAATAGCGAAACCGGCGGCTGCCGCCGAAGTTACATATCGGGCTGCGGAAACCTTAAAACAGGTCGATGAATCTACTACATTCCCAAAACCGCCACGGACTTTCGTACCACTGGCAACATGGCGAACGTAAACATCATCATCGGATGTTACGGCAACCTCAACCTGAACATAAATTCTACCCTTGCGTAGGACTGTAACCATTTCGGTCGGAGCGTAGAACACATCGCCGCTATTGAATGTGACTGCCTGCATTGAAGCGACAATAGCCGCACTCGGTGCAACGGATGCAAGCGCATTATCTGCTATCACAACAGAATTGACGACCAACGGCAAGCCCGGACGATTCAGAACTGTAATGACACGCCCGCTGTAAGTTGCGGATGCAACACCGTTCACTTCCTTAATTCTATCACAGACGAGTTGAAGTGTTACTGCCTCTGATGTGGCATACGTTACTACCGTCAAAGCCACACCGTTTACCGTAACTGTGACAGTATCGGAAGTTGTCAGCGCATCGTTAGCGAAAGTAATAACGGACTGGTCATTGATGTCAAGCAACCGATTACCCTGTTCAATATCACCTGTCTTGACAGAGATTCCTAAGAACGTGTCAGTCACAGTGTAGAGCTGTGAGGTGATTACCATGCCACCAATCAAGCCTGAAATGGTTCCGATAACCAGATCGATGTTCTCTTCGGCTGTCACAACGATTGTGTTATCGCCGTTAGAGCGCACGGCAGTTAAAATGAACGTCAAAGCCTGAATAGCCGCCGCTACAGCAGTTAATGTAGTATCCGCATCGGAATCGTATGCAACGGAAATCGCAGTGCCATTCACGGTACAAACGAATGTCCCGGATGAGTACGTACCAGCGTCATCGAGGATCGTACAAACGTTCCTGAGTGGCAATCTGACCACGCTGTCCTCGCCAACCGATTTGATCAAGCCCAGACCGAACGCAATAACCTCTTCGGCACGGAATGAGTTTTTATCGTTAATGCCCGAATCAGCGAGCAACCCTGCAACGGCGATTCCAATTTCTTGGCTGTAAGAAAGTTGCATTATTTTGCCCCTCCTTCAGAATCCCCTTTATAGAGACCCTGATTATGTGTGATCATCTTTTCCCGCGCTGCGTCAGCATCAGGAATTGAATCGTCGTGACGGCTTGACCCATTCGGCAGAGCAGATCTCCGCTGTTTGGCAATCGCTGAAGCGTCCCGGTCCGGGATGCTTTCGATAGCCGCATCATAGCGAGCTTTCAGGTATTCACCGGACTTTGAATCCAGTGTAACCCGTAAATCCTCACGGACGCTCTCATTTGCGGCAGAGACGATAATTTCCTTCATTATCATTTCGTCGCTCATCGAATCGAGCTTTTTCAAGCCCTCTGCGTCCATTACCGATTGTGCCTTCAGAATTATTGCAGAACGGGCTTTCACGCCTTCAGCTATCGCCGCCGAGAGATCAACCTTCGTAGCCTCGTCCAGCTTTAACTTCTGTGCGTCGAACTCACCCTGCAATTTTTCATAAGCGCCAATCAGTCCAGGATCGCCACGAAATTCCCCGCTATCAAGTTTCACCACTTTCAAACCCTTTGCGTCCTTCAATGCTTGATCGAATTTCACTTGGAGTTTATCAACATGGTTTATCACTTGTTGCGGAGTTTCGTATTCAATCCCGTCAATTTTGTAAATTGGCATTCTAACCCCATCATTTATGGTACTTTTTTTTGTTTCGTTTTCAACTTCAAAACAATCATCTTTGTCAAGTGCGATTCGTGCTTGCGCTCCTGCCCTGGCTTTCTCAACGACAGCGAGGTGATTGTAAATTATATTTGTCTGTCTGTAATCGTAATCAATGCCATTGTATTGACCCGGCTCATTAAGTAAATCGGATTCATAACCGAGCGAGAGTTCCCGTTCACCGTCTTCAATCATCTTAATAGAAGCGCTATCAGTAATACGAAAAGATGTCAAAATGAGATCACCGTCAGGATAAACAATCTCCCCGGTTGTACCGATACTAACACTCTTCGCCGTTTCAGCATCGACAAGGCGGCTGGGATGCTTCATTGTAATAGGAATCATTTTAAGTGTTTCAAGGGAGTCTCTGCGAAAAACATCGTCAGGATGACGAAGTTCTCTATGGATTGAGCCGTCTATGTCTTTATAAGTAAATATTCCAGTACGAGTTACAACTGCCTCTCCTTCGATATACCCTTCTTTCGTCGAAAAGGAATAACCGTTTTGGATTTCACCCCGATCTCGTCGAACAACTTTTGACATTGAACTCTCAAGTAAAATTATATATCCTTAAAATTATATATAAGTGCTAAATACCTATATGTCAAGTAATAAAAATATTAATTTAGCATTAATTCACTTGCATTTACAGAATAATTTTATTGTGTCAAGTAGTTACCCCCTAAGCAACCTATCAAATCCCCTAAATAGCGGTTCACCAATGCAGCGACATTGTACGGGTTCACCTGGGAAGCCGATACTCGGCGGATCATTCCAACTGAATACTCTCCCCTCAAGCATTTCATGCTGAGGACGTACCCGCTCATCACCAGCGGTTGACCACCTGAAAGCCCGAACACCAGCATCTTGCTGTCTTAATCGAGTGAGCTGTCCGTTAAACTTACCAACCTGATCCCTGGCAATCAACTTTGCACGGTTACGTGTCACACCGTATTTATTTTTAATATCAACTGCAATATCCTCGGCCCGCCTCCCAGACCTAACACCCCGATATGTAATCTCTTCAATATCAGAAACCGACTTCACACGAATCGATTTAATCAGCGCAACATTCGTATGTGCGAAAGACAGCATTTCGGCTTGCAGCCAAGCCTCGTCGTAAAATACATCAACTCCAAAAACAGCTTTCGTGATCTTTTGCCATTGCTTTTTATTGAAATGCTGCGTCTGAAATGCTACTTTAGCGACAATCGTCTGAGGTGAAACATAAGTTACATCAAGCGATTGATTAACAGCGTTAATAGCCTCTTCAATCATTTGCGGATGACTTAAAGCGTCCATCCGCTCCGGTCTAAGCCTATCCGCAGCCGCGACGATTGCAGGAAGTTCAGGAATCAGATACGTATTAACAGCCTCAACAATCTTATCAACATACATTGATTGAAGCGTCCGGTCATATTCACGCCAGACAGAACTGGGGAAGAGCCATTTCGGAGCTTTATGCAGTTTCCGCTTACTCAAACCCATCACGCTCCGGATGAGCTTAATCTGATTAAATAACGGCGTTGGCATTATTCCTCGTTAAGTTGTTTTGGTTCCTTACGAACTTTATCGTCAAGAACAGTTTCAAGCGAATAGTGATCGCCGCCAAACCTGGAATCGGCAACCTCGACAGGATCGATAACTCCCCTGTCAATATAAACTGCATCAGCATCCGCTTGCATCTTATGGATTCCTGCTGTCTCCTTCTCTGTCATTTGCCAGAGCGGAACATACTTAATCAACGGCAGCTTCTTAGTATCAAAACCTTTTATTGTACGCTTCTTTGATGCAAGCAGTATTGAAATAAGATAATTAAGCGGATCGTTCAGGAGTGTTGATTGCTCTGACGATACCCTATCATACCAGTTTCTAACATCATTGTCGCCGGTCGCTGAAAGCCCTGCCGGAGCTTGACCCATTAGCAAAGTTACCGGAATTCCAGTTACAGCGGAAACCGTCTGAACAAAGCGGTCGATAACTTCCGGCAAGCCTGTCACTGTTGATGAATGTTTAGAGTAGGTTTCGTGTTCAGCATCAAGAAGGACTGTATTTGAAACGTGACGAGTCATGTCCATAATATGAACTCGCTTTAATACGGCTTGTTCCTCCCCCGCAGCAAGCAATGACATCAGACCCTCGACTCCGATAACCGTCTGAATGAAATCATTTAAAACAAATTCGACACTATCATAAACAGCATTCAAAGCCCGCAGCTTCTCAAATACAGGTTGATAAACTGAATCACCCCATCCGAGCATTTCAGCTTTATTGACATCAGGCACGTCCAGACCATTCATAATTATCAACCGGCTCCGGTGAACTTTGAAGGACTGCGTTGCATTCAGAAGCGGTGTGATCGTAAACCATTCAGGCAATCCGAATAGTTCGCTCGTCATGTCCATATTTACGTCTGATTGAAGCCATGTAACTTGATGACGATCATAGACGCGCAGAAATTTAATATCCCGAATTGACTTAGGATTAACCGGCATATCAGCTTCTTGTGAATCGTCAATTCCTAAAAACATGACCGCGCCACCATAAACTTTCGACCATGTCAAAAGTTGCTTTAGCGAGGATCGGGCTTTTATGCGCTCCAACTCAGCAAGCAAAACGCCGTCCTCATCGCTTTCGATTTCGATCCATTTACGAGTCATCTCATTTACAGGCAGATCGATTATCCGGCGAGAAAATCCATCGTTGCGATAAAGCGCAGTAAGTGTTATTCGATCAAGCGCGGGCTGCCCTTCAAATTTCGAGTGCTTGCGCTTGTCGGTCTGTTGACTACCGAGCCCAACGACCATATTTGACCAGCCGTCAAAGGTTTCTTTAGCCTTTTTGACCACTTTTGAAACTACTGATTTTTTTCTTGACATCGAAAATATCCTTAAATTTATGCCTGTTCTGGCACGGTTTTTTCTCAGCTTAATTAGTAAAAAAGCCTTATACTAATACTATTATTATATAGTAAAGATTTAACTTACTATAAAACAAATACTTAAAAACGAAATTCTGCTTGTTATTAAATTCACATAAGCCTTACAAGCGATTTAAATTATCGGACTGCACAATCTTCTCGAAATAAAGCAATATTTTTGAGAAACCAAAAAGTAGGTACGGATGAATTCTTAGTAACTTAATCAAAAAACATCAGTTATGCAAACATTCTACATTTGCGTATACATCGAATAACGGCTCTCGTCGAGCTGATGAAAAGCTCCACTTGAGCCATCAACTTGGTCATCATGTTTCCCAGTTGGAAATTCACATAGCTCATCAAGATAGATTTTGTTCCACTTACCACGCACAAGTTTTACATTTCCAGCTTCCGCTTGCGCTGCGAACGGAGACGCTCTTACAGTCTTTGACGCTTGCGGAGAATCCACTTTGACATTATAACCGGACAGTACTCTCGTGTAATAATTTGCTTCTGCTTTACCGGATGCACCGGGCTCCTGTTCAAGTCCTATTTTGCATAACCTGCCGTCCTGTGACGCTGTATTTGCAATTCTGGTTTCAACCTGAAACGGCGATCCACGAAACCGCTCAACGTCTTCAATGTAAAATATACCATTTTTATCTCTGCGCATCTTTGGACCCGCTGTCCAATCCGGATCGTTTTTACCGTCCTGTTCAGTTGCCGCGCGATCCCAGTATCGACATACTTTGCCGGTTGCGGGAGCTGCCTCAACAATCTCAAACCAATTCCGCTGAAAGAACCCGCCTTCATAATCTGTCGGCGATTGCTGATATAATGAATTCCATACACGAGTACCTTTTGCTATCTTAAACTTTTTAAGCTCATCAAGTGAATATCGCTCCGGATGTAATGCTTCACTCTGTTTTCGGTGTTTCTCATCTTCCTTAGCAATAGCCGGATACTTAACAACCTCCCATTCATCACCTGTTTCATCTTCCATTTCTTTAAGAAGCCGTCCTGCAAGATCGTCAGTATGCCAGCGCGTCATCATTAAGAGCATCCCGCCGCCCGGTTCCAGCCGTGTTGATGCTGTTGATAAATACCAGTTCCAGACTCGCTCTCTTGTTAATTCGGAATCGGCTTCCATTGCATCTTTAACCGGATCGTCAATTATGAAAATATTAGCTCCAGATCCCGTTATTCCACCACCAACTCCCGCACAGCGATATTGACCCTCGTGATCTACAATCCCAAATTGTTCGCTATCGCACTTCTTCATTTTACCGTCAACTGCAAAAATTCCTTTCCCTGGTAATACAGTTCCGGGAAATAGCTCATTATATGACGGGTCTTTCATAATGCCTTGCGTATCACGATTCATATCGCTGGCGAGCGATTGTGCATAACTGGTCGCTATAAATTGAAGATCGGGATCACGCCCAAAAGCCCACGCTGGAAATCGCCGTGAGACGAGTTCCGATTTGCCATGACGGGGTGGAGCGTATAGCATAAGACGTGGGCTTTTTTTATCCTGCACATCCCTAAAGAACTGTTCAAGCCGTTCGCATACGTGCGCGTGAAACCACCCAGCTTGATAGGTTGGGAATGTGTACTGCGTGAAGTCAAGCAATCGACGACGTGCGAGCGCAATCTTAGCAAGTCCGGCAGCTTCTATGAGGCGCTTAGTGTTCACCCGCTCGTTATTTTCTTAGCTTCTGCAACAATGTTACTTGATTCAACAGTGTCAATAAGCTTGCGCAGCTCCGCCTCGGTGAATGCCTCAAGGTCTCTATCTTTCTTGTTTTCCGGGTCGTCCTTAGTAGTCAAATCGATTCGCTGATAACGTCCCCATCTTTGCGGATTCTTACGCTCTAAGCGCCATGCTGCAGCCTGCCAATTTCCGCTATTAGCGGCTTTGCTAATGACTGCCAGATCCGATATTTCCGAATCCGCCATTGCTTTTTCAATAGCATTTACAAAGGTTTTGTATATCGGCTTTTCTTCTGGATTGTTACCCTTTTTAAGCCACTTGTAGAACGAAGTTTTGCCAATACCTGCGAATGCAGCAGCAGTCTCAGCATAAGCTCCGCCGCGGATTGCAAGGCATATCTTTTCTGTAACCTTCTTCGTTAGTTTTGTATTTCGTCCCATGATTTAGCTCCCGCTGTCAATACGATGCTTTTGATTTATAATTTTAGGACAAACATTATTCCATGAAATTCTGTGATGCAATCTCTGATAATTAGTTCCCATCATAGATACTTTTACGCACGATGGAGCAAACATAACCGTATAAAACGATTTGGAATATGTTCCAATATCTAAGTAAAATTCTGTTAAACCCCCACTATTACTTTGTGTTTGAGATTGATCCATTCTTATATCAGGAATTTGTAAAAACAATTTGCCTTGTGTTCCTAACCACACATAAGTATTAACATCTTCATTTATTCTCCCTACAAACTTAAATCGTCTTTCTGTTGAACAAAAAAATGTATTCATCACTTTTCTCTTAACCAGACCTTCTCTAATCACCGCATTATGACTTCCTCCCATTAAATCACCACCCTGCAACATTGCAATACTTTCAGCACTTGAAGCAATTAGGTACTTTATAAAAGCGTTAAATACAGAATCTAAATTATTACAAATCATGTTTTTATAACAATTATTCTCATCCGCAACGTATTTGAACTTAGTATAATCATCATCCAAAACAAGAAAATAATCAACATTTAATGATTTAGCAATATCCCATATCGCATTTCGAGCATAAACCACAACCCTTTTATCATCAAAGTTATCTGCAATATCGAACGATCCTTCATACTCATCTTTGTTAAATACAATAACCTCGTCTTTGTAGATTTTCTTATATTCATTCAGTGATTTATCGTCAGTTGAACAGACAATAAATATATCACCTGTATATCACTGACTTCTTAAATTTTTATATGTGATTACCTTATCGGCTCGCATATAGCTTAGAATAAATACACAAAACTTATACGACATCATAATCCTCCTTATATTGTTCTGTTATCTCTTTACTGAGTAGAGTATATCCCTCTTCAATAGCTTTGTCAAAATCGATAATAACTAATGCCGAGTTTTCCATTAAGGATTGTACTTCTTTATTTGAATGTGCATAATAATCAGCGATTTTTGAATAATCGAATACCATGTGTCGTGTTGCGGTTTTTCTTAAAAACTCCTTTTCATTCTCATCAATGCTGCTATTATTTATTGCTTTCAGAAGTTTACTTGTTTTATCGTTATTAACTAATTCTCTAATCGGAGGTTTCTCGTTTTTTGGTTCATAAATCGGAGCAGTAACCTTTTTGGTGTATATATTTTTATCTTCATTATCAACCGGCTCAATCTTGTTATCCTCAGCAAGCTGTTCAAGTAAATTATCTAAATCTTCATTATTTGTTTCGGTGAGTTGTTCCATGAGGTTGGTCAATATCTCAGTATCCGTCTCTGCCATATTAGCAATAGGATCGAAAACAGTGAGAAATAGCCGAGCTTCCTCGTCATTCAAATCGACGATCAAAACCGGAACTTCTTGATCTGGGTTGAGGGATTGTCTGAGGTGTCCGTCGAGTAGTTCAACGCCCTGGGCTGTCTCTCGTCCTATCAGTGCATCAGTATATCCGATCTCTGATAGTATGCCCTTCATGGCGCTGATTTGTTCCGGAGGATGCTTCCTCCAGTTTTGCGGATTGGGGATCAAATCGCTTGCTTTGACTACACGCAGCTCTTTGATCCTGTTCTTGAAGCTTTTCTTTTTATTCATCTTCCACCCGAAAATGTTTTATTCATAATATATACTTACAAATTGGCTATTTGTCAAATAAAATACACTTGCATTTGCATAATAACTTTATTATATTGATTATACATAATAAAAGGAGGGATCCTATGCTATACAGTATCGGATACGAACGCATTACCGTTCAGCAGCTAATCAGCATCTTAAAGGAACATCAGATTACTTACCTTATCGACGTGCGCAGCTATCCCTCTTCAAACAAAGCTGGTTTCAATAAGAACGGACTCCGTTGGGAAATCAACCGCACTGACATTGAGTACGTCTGGCAGGGAAACATCCTCGGAGGGAAGGGTCAGCCAATCACAGAAGCAGCGCTTGGGAATCTTGTGTTTCAAGTTAAAGGATTAAATGCCTGCTTGATCTGCCAGGAACACCGTCCCAAGAACTGCCATCGCTTCACTGTGATTGGAGCGCGGCTTGAAAGCGAGCCTTTCAATATAGAGGTTACTCACTTGATTCCGGTTATTGATTCTGAAGGCTTATATGTACGCTGTAATCAGATTCTAACCGGCAGCCAAAAAACACTCTTTTAATAGAGTCCACATAAAATACAAATTAAGGAATGATGAAATGTCAAGTGAAACCAAAATCGTTTCGTTTGAAATGGACGAGGAACTGTATGCACGGCTCAAAGCGGTTGCCTTTGAAAGCAATCAACCTACACAGTCTATCATACTGAAAGCTGTTAGGGAGGCACTGACGCGGTCAGGTAAGCAGGGAAAGCTGTTATCCCTGATAGAACACAAAGGAGTGCTTGGGATAACGGATCGTGAACTGAAGCGCACAGTCTGGGGTAAGAGCTTATTTGATGAAAAGGGTGAATGTGAAACTCTTCTGGAATTGGTTAAATTGCGAAAGATTAGAAAGCAGAAAATCAGTCCGGCTTCAAACGGTCGTTATCGTGATGCGTGGGTAATACACCGACAGAACCTCTAATATTATCTTTTTCGCAAATACTTAAAGCCTTGTATATTAGTTATATACAGTGCTTTTTTGTGTGAATTACACCTTTTCTGGTAAGTGGGGAAATTATAGGAAAAGACAGTTTATCATATTATTTATTAGGTACTTAAATATTATATATCATTATTTCCGGTTATTACTGGTAAGTAGTAAATCACAGAAAAAGACAGTTTAACTCTTTAATATATATAAACTTATATTATATATATCATTATATATATACATTACCTATACACACCCCCTATACTATTTATTTATGTCATCATTATTCACCTCTTCTTCGTGTCTGTTAATAAATATGTGTATATCAAATACCCGCGAAAATGACATATAGTACACAGCAGGGCTTAATTTTTTAATAATCAACAACTTACACTGGCAGTATTTATTATAAAATCAATGACGTTTTAGTGTATTACTGGTAAGTATGCTACCTAATTTACATTTTAAGGACAAAACGCTAATTTTAGCGTCATTAGATAGAATGGTATTTACTTGCCGTAAACAGTTGATTTACATTAGTTATTTTAGTATATTACAGGTGAGACACTTATCACAAGAACCAATTAGGAGGATGTATGAAGGAAATTAAACAAGGCAGTAAATATCGGTATCCCGAATTAGCGTTATTAGCTAATGACCTGGATCGTGCTAACAAATTAGCTTTGATCTGCGCGAATAAATTGATACGGGCACTTCAATGCAAGGTTGTTGACAGTGACTTTAAGCAGGGCTGTGAAGAGTATTATCAAGCAATCGTAAGTTCTGCAAGCAAGGGGATTACAAACAGGGAAATGGGGCGGATGCGTCCATTTGCAAAGCATCAACATTATGACCATGATGCTATCATTAAATCTCTTATGGAGTCTGG